CTTCCCGACACGCAAGGTAGCATTCAGGATGTTCAAAATACCCTGAGGTGCCTCGATGGACATAGTTATTATAGGTGGGGAAAAAAGAATTCACCCGCGAACGACGAAGTCGTTCATCACGAGTGAGACTGGGCGACGAACTTTAGAAACTCTGTTCAGTTTGTAAAGTTTGTTTTGAGGGTTTATGAACTTGGAAAGAGGGTTTATGAACTTGGAACGACGGGCCACTCAACACCAGTGAGGTTTCCGTCCGCGTCTAGGATGGGTCGAGCTATCATGGGAAAGTTCCTGAGGGCTTGGCGGTACTCTTTCCAATCTTGAATATCTTTTACCAAATTATGTGGATAATCTGAGGTCATGTACTTATCACTCTTATCGAGGAGAACGTTGCGTTCCTCCCGAAACTTTTTGATCGCATCAGTATTCTGGAGTTTGTAAAGTGTATCTTCATACGTCTTATCAACGGGTTTTACTATATTTTCAAAAACGACACTATCCCATGTGGTTCCATCGGAGGTATAGGGTTCACCCGGAAACATTTTTTCTAATACTTGGGAGAGCATATATACTTTACCCCGATATTAATTTAAGGTTATGATAACTTTACCTTGTATTGGGACCGTAGAATCGTACCCAAATGTAACGTTTGTACCATTATTCCTCGAGGAACCACCATGACCACCTTCAGTAGTGTAGTTGTTGCTTGCCCTACCACCCACGTACCCACCACCACCACCAGCGTTGTGTGCCCCACTACCACCACCACCACCAAATCCACCTGTGCCGTTATATGAGCTACTATTGTACCCGTAATTTCCTCCTGCCGCGCCATTGTATGGGTTCTTACCACCTGACGGACCAGGAGTACCTGCACCATCACCATTTATACCGTATGAAGCCCCGCCACCGGAGCCAAAATCTCCACTGGATGCCGCCGTCCATGAATTCTGAAGAGAAGCTTGAGACCGACCAGCATCGGCGTGGGCGAAACTAAAGCCTCCCCCATTAGCAGCGGTCCCACCCCCACCACCACCCGCGACAAGGTATAAACTACTCGCCGTGGCTTCCGAGCTTCCGAAATCCTCCTTGAGAACCCATGAAGCCCCCCCACCACCCCCAGCGTTGTTTGTGGAGATTGGAAGGGGAGACGACTGACCGACAATAATGGTTAGTTTTTGCCCTCTCGTTAAAGAAAAGGTACCTTGGGTCCAGGCGGGTCTACCAGCTGAGGAATTGCCACCCAGAGTCCCGGACGCCCCATATGCCTTGATTGTATACGACCCCGTCTTAGGTATAGTCCAAAGTTGGAACCCCTGTTTCCCAGATATTTCATTAAAAAATGCGGTATCTTGTTCCCATACCTCCGAAGCATATGCAGTTTTCATTTGGGCGAACGTAGGACCATATCGTCCCGTAGCAGCAGCATTCGTGAACGTATGTGAGGTAAATGAGTAGAGTGAGTCGATCCCCACGATATTGATTGCTCTATCTGTGAACAGTCCACTGCTATTATCAGTCAATCGGAATGTTACACTCGTTGTACCCGTAGCCGCAATTTGACCTGTTATCTCACCTGAACTCCCATCAAGGACGAGGGTACCTCCTCCCACCTTAGCTGGTAAGGCGTTACTACCGGGTGCTACAGAGAACTTCCTATTGGAACCACCACCACCATCTGTACCTGCGAGTGTTTGAGTTTCGGACACAGCAGGATCGAAAATCAGGGTCGCACCAGTCGCGGTAGTCCACCCAGTCGCAAACCCAATCGCAGCAGTACTGGTCCCGTTCAAACCCGATGTACTGTTAATCTTAACTTTATAGGGTTGTTGGGCGAGAGCCCAAGATCCCGATCCACCAAAAAATTGTATATTGTTGATTCCGAGATAATTGTGCCCCGTCGTGCTTCTCTTTGTCTTTATTACCACTCTGAAATATTTGAATGCTTCGGTCGACCCCGTGGATAGTGTTGTGACATTTGTGGACAGGCCACTCAACGCATCTGATGTCAGCCCCTCCCCAGCATGAAGCGATGTCCAATTCGTAGTGTCGTTGCTCCCTAATATAACAAATAGCCCATGTACAAAGCTCAAAGTCCGACTGCCTATTACAGCACGAGTTAGTATAACTGGGTTGGGTATTTGTAACTGCCACCAATGACCGCGATGTGTTGTTCCGCTTATATCTTGAGTTGCCGGAGCTCTTTGGCCCGGTGCATAGGGTGCATTGGTATCGTAGCCCCCGAGTATGTCTTGGGTATTATCTGACCAGTAGTTACCACCGAGGTCCGTGTTTCGAACCGCACGCCACGCGTATTGGGACGCCGCCGAGGCAGTCGCTGTGTACCCCGGTATAGAAGTAGCATTTGTCATCGCACTAGGTGGAAACTCAACCGCCTCATTCCCCATTTTAAAGGTTACTTGTGTCCCGGCGGCGTTCGGTGCGGTCGCATCGACAACACTATACAAACTTCCATCGGCACCTTCCAATTGTACCGTCGATCCACTGACAATACCCGTACCCGTCGCCGTGAATACTTGGGTTGATGTGTCAAACACGAAGCCTGAGGTGGTGGTTTGCACAGTGTCGTAGATATAAGCAGAACCGGCGTCAGTAATAGTATCCGGATCTTCACTTTGTGCCCCCACGATAACCTTCTCCCCGTCACCACTCATGGCGACGCTCCACCCGAAACGGTCATCCGCCGCCTTGTCTGATGCTACAATCTTTGTTTCCATACCCCAAGACGAACCACTGTAGGTATAGATATAGGCAGCACCGGCGTCGGTAGTACCATCCGGATCTTCATATTGCGACCCCACGATAACCTTCGTCCCATCCGAGTTCATGGCGACGCTGTAGCCGAAATAGTCATTCACCGCCTTGTCTGATGCTTCAATCTTCTGTTGTTGAGACCACGATGAACCATTGTAGGTATAGATATAGACCGAACCGGCGCTACTAATATTATCTGGATCTTCTAAGTACGCCGAAACGATAACCTTCGTCCCGTCACCACTCATGGCGACGCTATCACCGAATCGGTCACTATCCTGCTTATCTGATGCTTCAATCTTCTGTTGTTGAGACCACGATGAACCATTGTAGGTATAGATATAAGCAGAACCGGCGTTAGTAACACCCGGATCTTCATATGGCGACCCCACGATAACCTTCGTCCCATCCGAGTTCATGGCGACGCTCTCCCCGAATTGGTCATTCGCCGCCTTATCTGATGCTTCAATCTTAACTTCTGAACCCCAAGACCCACCACTGTAGGTATAGATATATACAGAACCGTAGGCGAGGTTTTCATTGGACGCCCCCACGATAACCTTCGTCCCGTCACCACTCATGGCGACACTGTTAGCGAATTGGTCACTGTTCGTCAGGTCTGATGACACAATCTTTGTACCCGTATCCCAAGACGAACCATCATAGGTAAATATATAAGCAGCACCCGCATAAGGTCCATCACCGTTCGCACCTACAATAACCTTCGTCCCGTCAGAGTTCATGGAGACGCTACCACCGAAAAACGCGCTCGCCGCCTTGTCGGATGCCACGATCTTTGTACCCGTATCCCAAGACGAACCACTGTAGGTATATATATAAGCAGAACCGGCGTCGGTAGTACCATCCGGATCTTCCACGTACGCCCCCACGATAACCTTCGTCCCGTCTGAGTTCATGGCGCAACTCCTGCCGAAATTGTCACCCGCCGCCTTATCCGATGCTACAATCTTTGTACCCGTACCCCAAGACCCAACCACTGTCCCACCACTAGGAAGTGTGGTTAACGGTGAAATACCCGTGACCGTGGGTGGTTGGGCGATAGGGGCCCACCCTGACCCCGTATATGCTTCCATGAACCCGATTGTGGAGTTGTACCTGATCGTACCTGGAGGTGCATACGTCGGTCTCTGGGCGGTCGTGCCACCTGTGACCACGAGGTCTCTAGACATGATACGACCAGAAACCTCGAATTCTGCCGTGGGAGAGATACTTATCGTAGCCCCCATACCAGCGTGGGCTGTACAGAAATAGTAAAGTGTTGTGGGGGAATCTGCGGAGACCACAAATGTTCTCGTGGCTGTACCTCCACCTCCGTACGCCCCTAAATTCGTTATACCCGTAGTATATTCACCACCAGTGGCGGTTGTTGAAAATATAAGTGGGTGACCCGAAAGAGTCGTACTAGATACGTCAAATATATACGTATGGTTTTGCTCTAATTGCAGAGAAGATTGCTGTACACCGTCTATGTAGTATTTATTAGCACCACTGGCATCCGATACAGTAACCACGAATGTCTTTGTGGTCGCCTCGCCGCCACGACCTGCTCCACCGACTGAAAATGTTGTCGCTGTCATCTTCCCCCCCTCGATCGAGAAGGATTCCGCGAAAAGGTCCCACTCGGCGAGGGCGACGTCCGTATTCGACCCATTCGTTTTCGTCGCGACCATCGCATACTTTTTGAAGGACTCAGTGGCATTCACGATGATCGTTTGAACGTTCGAGGCTGATCCGGGATCCACGCCGCTCCAGTTCGTCAGTTCCGTCCAAGTCAAAGAATCGTTGGTCGCGTAGACATTCGCGGAGGCAGGGAACTTAGTTAGGTCGGTGGGAGGGGTCAGTTTCATGTGACGCAGGGTCGCTTTGTACGGGAACTCGACCGCGAGCCATTCACCAGCACTCGAAACACCGGGTTGGATATAGTTCCCAGTGAAAAGGTTGGATGTTCCGGCATACACATTCGCACCAGCATCGTATAAGTGACCATCCGTGGGGGAAGAGGTCCATTCCACAACCGTGTCCCCATCGAACGCGTTCCACGCATTGGAATTCGCAGCGAGACTCGTTGTTGAAACGGTATACGTCCCGTGTTTCGCGATGGTTGTCGCATTCGCTGTCAAAGCCGAAGGGGGTTGGACCGAGACGACCGCCAGTTTATTGGCGAAAAGACCACCAGAATCCATGAGTTC